AAAAAAGATAAAAGACAAGAAAAAAAGACGGCATCTCTCAAATACCGTCTTCTTCTTGTCTAATCAACATCTATAAAGTTGTTGTTCCACAGTCTTCTGCTATCACCAAAGCAGAACCCTATACGCACGTGTGAGTTATATTAACGAAAGGAGGTAAAACTCACATGTATATTTTAACATAATTATAGTATATGTCAACTATTTTTTTTGAAAATTTTCACATTCACTTTTGTACCGAATAGAGAATGGTAAATTTCTTACAAATTCATCTGGATGCTGTTTTTGTTCTTCTTTTGCGTACTCAAAACTTTCTTTACAAGTGCCTTGTAATTTACAATCTGTTCCACAATACGTTCTATCTTTATAACATAACATATTTTATATGTCTCCTCTAAAAAAATAAAAATAATACTTATATAGCCACGCAAATATATGCGTGGCTATCATAAAAATATTATACTTCAGAAACAGAATTCATATACTCTTTTTGATTGAAATCATCTAAAATTTCAGACATCAAATTCATTACCATTTGATAAACCAATGGCTGAGGATAACCACCACCAGCAATATTATCTTCGATATCTGTTTCAAAATGAATATTAGTGCCAGTGCGAACTACACTCATCACAATGCTCAAGAATTCACCATTCATTGCGAATACACAGATTGAATCTGTAGATACAAAATATTCAAGAGAAAAACTGTCTTCTTCTGCTTGTACAATATTATTATTTTCTTTTGCAAATTGTGTGATATGATGCATAATCGCAATAGCTTCTGCTTCATGATTAAAAGTTAAAGTCATCATAATTAAAACTCCTTATACAAATAAATTAATTAAAAAATACTATGCCGAAATGACACACCACTATTATACAAGGCTGGTTTTTTATAATTCATAATCAAAATTAAAAATTCTTACTCAAGAAAACTTACTTTTACATATTAATATAAAAGCAGAGGAGTTCAGATACAGTAAGCTATCCCCGTATACCCTACGGTTCTTATATATTTTTATATAGAATTTAAAATTCTTAATCCTTCATTTAAAATATTAGTTGCTGCGTTAACATCTCTATCATGATGAGTACCACAAATAGGGCAATCATATTCACGAATTTCGAGATTTTTAATATCAGGATTTTTATATCCGCAATTAGAACATAATTGACTTGATGGATAAAATCTATCTATTTTAGAAATAGTTTTTCCATACCATTTAGCTTTATATTCTAGCATTCTTACAAATTCTGATTGTGAAACATCTTGATACGATTTAGCTTTATCTGTTCTCATGAAAGCTTTAAAACATAAATCTTCAATACAAATAATGTCGTATTCTCTAACCAAATTAGTAGATAATTTATGAAGAAAATCTTTTCTTGTATTAACGATTTTCTCATGAAATTTAGCTAATTTAATTCTAGCCTTATTTCTATTATTAGATTTAAGTTGTTTTCTTGAAACGGCTTTAGCTAATTTCCTATATTTCTTTTCAAGGTGTTTTAATATTCTAGGATTATTTATTTTTTCATCAGTATCAAAAATTAAAAAATCTTTTAAACCTAAATCAATACCACAGCTTCGATTGGTTTTCTCAAAAGCTATAATATCAACTTCAGCTGATATACTAGCGTAATAATTTCCGCTAGGCGTTTTAGAGATAGTTACATTATAAATTTTAGAAATATTACATTCTTCTAATTTATATGTATCTCTATAAAGTAACATTCCCACCTTAGGAATAGTTATATATCGATTATTAATTTTAATATTCCTATTAGTACGATAAGAGTTTTTACCTTGTTTTTTCTTAAAATTAGGATATTTACTTTTACCAGTAAAAAAGTTTTGATACGCTCTATCTAAATCTCTAAGAGTTTGTTGCAAAGAGACGCAATCAATTTGCTTTAACCAAGTTTTTTGCTTCTTTAATTCTGTAAGGACTTTAGAAGAATTATTGTAGCTAAGATTTATTTTATAAAATTCATATAATTTAGTATTTAAATTAAGAAAATAATTATAAATAAATCTAGCACAACCAAATGTTTTTTCTAGTAAAATTTTTTGTTCCTCATTTGGATATATTCTAACTTTAAAACTTTTATTCAAGATATTTCACCTCTTTTCTGTGCTTAATAGTAATTATTTTTATTATATCAGAAAAATATGTAAATATCAAATATTATAATTGTAAAGTTATACAAGGATTACTTCGTTGATTAATTTACTTAATAGTTCTATTCCTAACGGAGCATAATCATCTACACAAGAAATTAAATTATCTTTTAAATGTGCTACATATTCAATATGGATTGGTGTATATATGACATGGCTTTGATAACCTGCATCTTTACGCCAAAAACTAATATTAAATAAAACTGTATGTTCATTTTTAAAATCTTTAGGAACGTATACTTACTTAATATAAAAGTTTTCATCATATCCATTTTCAAGAATAACATTTTTACATGTTTGTAATTGATATAACAAATTTTCAACACTTAAAATACCAGGTTCTAATTCAATAAGTTTTTTCATTTTTTACTCCTCTATGCATTAATAACTGCATCAACAAAATCTTTAATGATTTGTTTTGTTTTATTATCAGATGCATCATCGCTAAATTTAATTAAATCATTATTAAGATAAAATTCTAAAAATAAATATTTATATTGAATATCTGCCCAATTAGAATTTTCATCTCGTTTTTCTAAAAGACTTAAATTTAACACAGTAATATTTCCGTCTTTTTCTTTATCATTGTAAGAAGCTACATTATAATTATAAACTTTATCATCATATATAGTATCAAATTTTAGATTGTCTAGCTTAAAGAATTTATCTAAAAATTCATGAGCTGGCATATTTTTTAAAAATAACATGTTATGCACTCACTTTCATATTTTTATTTCTACGCTTTTTACTTTGCCAAGAAATGCATTTTTCAGTTTTACCAATTTTACCCATTAATACTTTATTATCTTTATCATACGTACCAACAACTTTAATGTGTTCGTAATCTAAAAATTCATTAAAGTGGATACGGCTTTCCTTGTCTTGACATGTTGGGTCATCTGTTAACGCAGCACCGTATTCATCGTCATCATTACAGACTAATAAATAAATGCCATATTCTTGACCCAATAGCATTACGATACTATTAAATAAAACTTTATTGCCGTACATATCTTCAATGCCAACAACACCCATGTTCCATTCCTCTTCAGTTGGTTTAAATACGTTTACCATTTAATTTTTCCTCCATATAAAAATAAAGCTCGGAATGACTATCCGAGCTTATTAAAAACTACCAAGTTACTTTCCATACATTATGGTCTTCAGTTTCGTAAGTAACAGTATAACCTTTATTAGTTAATTCTGTTTTTACACCTTCAACTGTAGCTCTATCCAAATCATGGTCGGAGCTCAAATCTAATGTACTCGTAACTTCAAATTCATTTTTTTCTGCCGCAGTTGTAATCGCTTTATACAAAATTTTAACGATACGTTCTACTGCTTTTTTAATTCGTTCTTCAGTTTCTTTGCGTAGTTCCGCAGCGTCTTTAAGAGCGTAGTCATTTACAAAATATGTATCTGCCATATAAAATATCCTTTCGCGTTATTTATCCAAAGCAAGACGTGCCTCTAGGATTTCTAATTCTACTTTATTATGACACAAAAAAACTTTTGGTGCAATCTTTTTTAATAGATTAAATAAAAAATTCATATAAACACCTCTCTTTCTTATTAAAAAATAACACGAAAATATATATTACTTAAATAGTTCATCTAATACACGAGGTTTATATGCTCGATTTTTTTCTTGATTCTTTTTAATTTGATTGATAATACGATTGACATTTATCAATTGCTTTTCTTCAACCAAACTACTTTCAAATAATGGAGCTAGTACTTCAAGATAATCTTTACATTGGCGTCGTTTAATAGAAAAATCATGAATCAAACGAACTACTTTTGTTTTATCTTTCCGTTGTGTAGGATATTGTAATTCGCAATAATGACGAATATCACCAAATGCTTTATCGCATTCTTGTACAGTGCTATCCCATACGCTATGGTTTTGACGCACATAATTCATAACTTCTTTAAACCTAGCTAATGTTTCTACTATTTCTTCTAATGAATATTGTTCTTTCATAATAATTAAAATTCCTTTCGTTAAAAAAATATTATAACACTTTTGTTTTTTAATTTCAACTAAAAATGTTTTTTAACTCAAGTTAAAAAACAAAAAAAGAAAAATCATACATCTCTTCACGCCAGTGGTTCATGTATGATTTTTCTTATGTTAGTTCAAATTAAAGAATTGTTGCACCTTCTAATTCTTCGCCGAACACTTCTGGTGCTCCTGCAAAGTTCTCAACTTCTTCTTGAGCCACTTCAGTTGCTTTTGGAGTTTCGCGTTGAGTCAAGCGAGAGAATTGTGTTGCTACCAAGAAACAAGTTTCATAAACTGTTTCGCCTTTCTTATTGGTATAACGTGGGTTCATACCCAAACGACCAGTGATTTCTGTGTAATCACCGCCAACAAGATTTTCATTCATCAATTCAGCTGTTTTGCCGAAAGATTTTACTGGTACCCAGTTATATACCTTTTTACCTTCGCCATCAACTGTACCAGTTGCTACTGCGATAGTTGTGCTAAATACAGCTTTTTTACCATCACGTGCTGGATGGAAAGTAGTTGTTTTGCGGGATACGTACCCTTTGATTAAACTAAAGTTGTTCATAATTACTCCTTATTTGCCTCTACTATCTGACTAGAGGACTTAAAAACTTTTATCTTATAAATTAAAACTTTTGAGTTACTCTACTATTATCATTGCCAATACCATTTCCTTATACAACAGGTATGAATGACTAAATGATTTCACTCACCATTATCGTACAGGGCATTCCGGAACCGTTGGAACACCCAAATTACGACAATGTAGTTATACAAAGAGGGCTTTTCTGGAGTTGCACCAGTTTTTTTTTCTCTACTAAGCCCATAGAATATTGGCGGATGGTAGTTCTTACGTCTACTATTAATTTACTTATAATTATGAAAGGTATTTCGACCTCAATGCAATCTGCCAATATAAGTTATAGTCCCTATCTTTCGATAGGGTAGCCCACTACTTCTCCCATGCTAGTATTGTTACTAATGGAAGTTGCGGTCTTTTAGGATATTATATTCTCTAATGAGTTTCAATCCATTGGGCACTTGACTATACTATTACATATAGCCTTCAGTGAAGTTCACATATCTTTACGACTTAGCTTTCCTCCCAATACCGCAATTATTCGCAAGCATAGCTTGCCACAGAAAGTCTATGACCTTCAACATATATGAAAGCCTTAATTAAATTAAACCGCAATGCGACGAATAACTTAACTAAGGCATTTCACCAGTATTATACAAGGTTTCGCTTACGCGTTAATTGTGTCTTTGACCAATTTTTTAAAACCTTTAACGTCTGCTTTCACGTTATTAGCCAAACCACCGTTAATGGCAGTTTGAGTTACGTAACCAACTGTGAAACCAATAATCCTGCCGATAACTGCACGGCCTACAAGTTCAAATACTTTGTTCATAATAATTTTCTCCTTTTGTCTACTTTAAAAATATAATAAATTTAATTATTGAATAATATTAAAATACTTAATAAAATCTTTTAATTGATTTTCTTTCAATAAACCATTATCAAGCAATAATTCCATACTATCATAATGAATAGTAGCTGTTAATGCCATTTTTTTATTTGTATTGCGACCAAATAATAATTCGAAATCTTCTTTATTAAATTGATTTTGAATTTTATTTGATTTTTTCTTAGGCATTTCTAATAATTGATTTCTAAAACTATGATAATAATTTGCAAAGCCACTTACTTTATGAATTTCTGTAAATTGTTTATCTAATTCTTGTACATACCCTTCTCGCAAATCACCAATTAATTTAAAAATCTTATTTAGTAATTTTACTGCATCATCTGATAAATTAACACTTGCATAATCAACAGATTTTATTTCTTTAACTGGCATATTTAATAATGCAGAAAGCTTATCAGCAATTCTTTTTGGCATTTCTTTTTTACCAGACTCATAAGAACAATATTCTGTTTGTGTAATTCCTAAATCTTTAGCAATTTCATACTGACTTTTATAACCAGCTTTTTTACGAGCTTCAGTCAATTTAGTTAATCTAGGACGCTTATGCAAAGCACCACTCTTATTCGAAAAAATTAATTCTTGTTCCATTTTTACCTCTTTTCACAAATTTTTTGTCTACTATTATTATACAAGGCGTGCCGAAATAGCCAAAGCCTTATATTAATGGAAAATGCTAATTACAATAATAAAAGCAATTGCATATAAAATAGAATATAAGACTTTAGCCATCTCTAGCATCTCCTTTCAATTATATCACCAATATGATACAAGGCTTGTGATGCGGTACTAAGCCGTAAAAAAGCCAAAAATAAAAAGACCCCCGTAGGGGCCTTTAATTATTATTTTACACAGATAAAATTTGTCTTCTTACAGATTCAATTTCTTCCTGTAAAAATAAATATCTGTCAATAATTGAACCATATTCAGATACAAGATAAGCTAATTCACGCTCGTCTTGTTCTAATTGATTAAATAATTGACTTCTTAATTCTTCTCTTAATTTATTATCCATATTATTTATTTATTGCTTTCAATCATAGAACGCAATTCAGCTAATTCTTGACGTAACTCTGCATTATCAGATTGTAATTGTTTAACTTGTTCAGCCAATTCATATTTATTAATATATTTTTGACCGCCAGTTTTAAAGCTTACACCTAAATTATATGCTACTTTACCATCTACTGTAATACCACCATGAACCATAGTGTTTTCATTAGGTTGGTATGCGGCACCTACGGCAACCGCATTAGCATTACGGTAATGGCCTACACTAGCCGCGAAGGACCATTTATCTTTAGGATTATAATCTAAGAATTTTAAACCAGCAAGAGCAGACGCTTTAGCTACGCCTTTATTGACTTGCAAATCTGTATAATGATTAGCACGTTCTAAAGCATTACGACCAACATCATTAATTTTATTATCTAAATCATTGATACGATTTTCGTTTGTGTCGATACGTTTAGAATTATCGTTAACTTTATTTCCTATTTCTTTTAATTGACTTACGTTAACAGCATCAGTATTAGCTGTACCAGCTTTGATACCATGAATTTGTTGATTGCCAGCATCAATATTTGTAGTAGTAAAACGAATAGTGGCATTATCATCAGAAGCTTGCATACCATTCATAGTATATTGAGCAGTTTCTAAAGTATTAGTATTTTCAATTTTAATACCATTAGAATCATAATTAGTATTTACTTCACCATTGAATACATGCATACCATCTTTATTTGCAATAGAATGTTTAGAATCAGTATTAGCACCGAAGTTAATAGAATTCATATCTGTAAGGTCTTTTTTAACAGATACAGTATATTTTTTACCATTAGCTGTATTTGTACCAGTTATAACAGCTACATTGTCACCAGCAACAACGCTTGTATGCTTTTTAGCTTCTGCCATAGCATCAGCTGCTGATTGTTTATTAGCAGCAATCGCTACTTCATGGTCTGCTACAACGTCACCTAGCATTTGTAGACCTTTTGCAGTATCTACAATATCTTGATGATTCTTATCAATACCTTTAATAGCTGCATTCAATTGACTACCATTAACTGCATCGGTGGAAGTATCGGAGATACGACCTGCCGCTACATTTGTGATAGTGCGATAAGCAGTTTTATCAACTATAGGAATCATATTACCATTATCATCGAAGATAGGCATTCCGTATCTATCTGTTTCATAACCAGATATAATTTTACCACCAATACTTACTGTACCATCAGCTGTTTTACCCGCAAAATTATATGTTTTACCAGCAATATTCGCAGAGCTAGTAGAAACTACTTCATCTGCTCTTGCCGATGTTCCGAGTGCTACACTATTTTCAACTTCAGAATATGTATTGGAACCGATAGCTGTCACATTCTTTTTACTAATTGTCTCAGAGGAAGAGCCAATAACAACAGAGTTTGTTGCACTATCATCAATAAAAACATTTCTGCCAATACCAACAGCACCTTCAGCGTATACTTTTGAATATGACCCCACAGAAACAGATTCTTTACCGTCTGCGTTCCCAGAACCAACAACAACGGCTCTATCTGCTCTAGCATGACCTCCGCCTACTGCTGTTGCACCATCTCCAGATGCAATAGACCAGCTACCAATACTAACAGCACCTCTTCCTTCAGAATAAGCATTAGTACCAATAGAAATTCCGGAAACGCCTTTAGAATTTGCTTTATATCCAAGAGCAATGGATTGTCTACCAGATGCAGTTGTTTTTTGAGTAGCTAGAATATCACCAGGTTCTTTCACATTACCGCCAATTGCAATGGCATCTCGTGCAGTGGCTTCTGTATTAAAACCAATAGCTAAAGCCCCTTCTTCAGTTGCTTTAACTGTTTTACCAATAGCAACAGTTGCTGTATTTTCGGCATAAGCACCATTACCGAAGGCTAAAGCATCAGTACCATTTGCTCTTGCTTGAGAACCAATAGCAAATGTATTATCTTGTAATGCTTGTGCAGAAGAACCGATTGCAACAGAATTTCTACCGGTAGCTTTTGAGTATTCGCCGCCAACTAAACTATTAATACCTTCTGCTTTGTTTTCAACACCATAAACTAATGCATTGTTAGCACTTACAGTATTGTTATAACCAGCTACAAATGCTGACCGGCCAGTTTCTTCAATCTTATTAGAATTACCATAAGCTTCTGCACCATAATATGCTGCTGTAGAATTAACTGTATTATTGATTCCAGCGGCAAATGTTGTGCCTGTTAAAGATACTAATACTAAACCTGTTAATAAAATTTTGTTATTCATGATTTTCTTCCTTTTCTTTCATTAATTCGATAATATCGTTCATGGTTTTTTCGTGAAATTCATTATCGGCTATATATTCAAAAAATATTTTATTATCGCCACTTTTTAAAATTCTAATACCGTTAGCAATATTAATTGTATCTTCAGTGGCATGAATTAAAAAATCAAGTACTTGATAATACAATGTACTTTTAAATTCTTCGAACCATATATCTGAATTTTTTACAAAAATTCCTTTTCTTATAATTCTCATTTTGTTCCTTGTTCATTTAATAAAATATATAAATTATCTTTATCTTTTTCTGTTGGTAATTTATCTATCAATATATCTATTTCATGTTGAATAGCAGATTGTTCCGATAAATAAATACTGTCAGTTATTATTAATTGGCCCGGGCGAATGTTTTTACCATAACAAGCAATTTCTAATCCTTTTTCTTCGATACGATTAGGGTAAAATTCTGCATCTCCAAAGCCTAACAAAGTTGTTTTCCAAATATAGCTAGAATTA